TTTCAAGACCTCGGAGAAACCCGGTGTCGTGGACGCAGACGCTGAACCCATCATGGACAAGTCTGAGCTGTACGACGGTTGCCGTGTGCGTGTGAGCTGCCGCCCCTACGCCTACGACAACGAGTCCAAGGGTGTGGCCTTCCTGCTCATCAACGTGCAGAAGCTGGACGACGGTGACCGTCTGTCTGGCGACCCCAGCGCTGAGGACGACTTCAAGCCCGCCAAGAAGGCTGCTGGCAAGAAGACCACCGTCGTCAGCAAGGGCAAGCGCAGCGCTGACGTGGACGACCTGCTCTAAGCGGAACCTTCACCCCTGCGATAAACTTCGCAACACCGCGCCTCAGGGTTCTGGGGCACATCAACCCTACTGGAGAAACTGCCATGAGCAAGAAGGACGATATCGACGATCTGCTGGGTGAAGGCGCTGAAGCCAAGCCCGCCAAGAAGGCTGCTGCCAAGAAGACGGAAGAGCCCAAGGCCGAAGCCAAGGCCCCTGCTGCCAAGAAGGCAGCGAAGGAAGAGCCCAAGGCCGAAGCCAAGGCCCCTGCTGCCAAGAAGGCAGCGAAGGAAGCCCCCGCCGAACCGAAGGAGAAGGCTAAGAAGGAGCCTATCCGTTTCGAAGAAGGCGAGCGCCAGACCATCGCCGATGGCGTGGTTGCGCACTTCAAGCGCAGCAAGAAGCCCATCAACAGCCGTGATCTGGCCGAGAAGCTGGGTACCGAGACCCGCAAGCTGCGTCTGGTGCTGTACTCGCTGGCCAAGAAGGAAGCCATCACCCTGGAGCCGGGCGAGAGCAAGGTCAGCGGCATGACCGTCTCCCCGGCCTAACGCACTGCGCTCGGCCATCAATGGCCCCGTTGGTCTACGGATCACGGGGCCATAGTTACGAATAGGAACCAAGAACATGACAGACATCGGCCACCTTGACTTCGAGACTTACTGCGAACTAGACATCCGCAAGGTGGGCGGGCACCGCTACGCTCGGCACCCGTCGTGTGAAGTGCTGGTGGCCCGCTTCCTGTTGCCTGGGGACACCTACCCGGAGGAGTGGCTGCCGTGGCAAGACGCCCCGCCAGCGCGTCTGGTGGCGTGGGTTAGGGGTGGGGGTAAGCTGGGTGCCCACAACGCAGCCTTTGAGCGCGTGGTGTGGCGGCATGCCCTCCGCAGGCAGTGCCCAGGACTACCAGAGGTCAAGGACAGCCAGTGGGTCTGCACCGCAGCCAAGGCAGCCGCGTCCGGCCTGCCGCGCAGCTTGGAGAAAGCGCTGAAGGCGCTGGGCAGCACGGTTGAGAAGGACATGGAGGGCAGCAAGCTCATCAAGGTGTTCTGCCAACCACGCAAGCCCACGAAGAAGGACCCGCGCACGCGCATTCACCCCAAGGATGACCCTGTACGGTTCAAGAGGTTCAGCGAGTACTGTGCCCGTGACGTGCTGGGCGAAGTGGAGCTGGACGAAGCCCTACCAGACCTCATCCCGCGCCAGCGCCGCATGTTCATCCTGGACATGGTGATGAACGATCGTGGGTTGCCCATCGACCTGCCGCTGGTCGAGAAGGCGCTGAAGGTCGTGCAGGCCCTGGAGATCAGTGTGGCTGCTCGCGTGGCTGCCTTGACTGGTGGACTGAAAGCCACGCAGGTCCAGAAGATGCTGGACTTCTTCAGTGAGCGTGGCATTGACCTCGAGAACATGCGTGCCGAGACGGTGCGTCAGGCGCTGAAGAACGAAGACCTAGATGATCAAGCCAAAGAGCTACTGGAGCTGCGCGTGGAGGCTGGCAAGGCCAGCACCAAGAAGCTCATCAGTATGAAGCTCTGCGCTGACCCGCACGATTGGGTCGTGCAGGGCGGCTTCCTCTACCACGGTGCGCACACGGGTCGCTACGCGGGTCGGCTGGTGCAGCCGCACAACTTCATCCGTGGGTTGCTCAAGGCCCATCAGCGTGAGCTGGTATTCGCACTGCTGGAGCACGCCGACCCGGACCTGTTCCTGCTGCTGTATGACAAGCCTATCGACGTCATCAGCCAGTGCATGCGGGGCTTCATCAAGGCACCAGACGGCTACGAGCTGGCCGTGGTGGACTACACCGCGATTGAGGCCCGTGTGTTGGCCTGGATTGCTGGTGAAGAGCACATGCTGGAGGCGTACCGTCAGGGTGTCGACGTGTACAAGCTCATGGCGATGAAGCTGTACAAGCTGAAGAGCCTGGACGACGTGACGGATGAGCAGCGCCGCATCGCCAAGAACTTGGTGCTAGGCTGCGGGTATCAGCTGGGCGGTGTCAAGTTCGTGGACTACGCTGCCAACGCAGGCGTGATCATCACCGAGCAGTTCGCCAAGACCGCCGTCAAGGCGTACCGTGACGGGCACCCCGCCATCGTCAAGAGTTGGGGCATGGTGGAGCGACTGGTAGCAGGTGCCATACGCAACCCCGGCGAGGTGTTCTGTGGGCTGAAGTGCAAGTTCTTCATGCGCGAGCACTGGCTCTGCATCCAGCTACCCTCCGGCCGTGAGATCCGCTACCCGTATGCACGGGCCATCCCGGTGGAGCGCTGGGGCAAGCCTGCGTTCGAAATCAGCTTCCGCACCGAGATCAAGGGCCAGTTCGTCCGCGAGAAGACCTACGGTGGCAAGCTCATCGAGAACATCGTGCAGGGCATTGCGTTTGACGTGATGCAGGAGGGCATGCTGTCCGCTGAGACCAACAGCTACCCGGTGTTCGGCACCGTGCATGACGAGCTGCTCACGCTGCGCAAGCGTGGCACCAGCAACATCAAGGATCTGGAGCGGCTGGTGTGCGTCATCGGCGAGAAGGGTCAGTGGGGCTACGGCATCCCGCTGGCAGCCAAGGGCTTCACGTGCATCCGCTATGAAAAGGGTTGACCGCTACGACACAGAGGACACGGTAGAGACGCACCTACGCAAGTGCGTCAAGCTGCTGCGTGGTCTGTGCATCAAGCTGAACCCGTTCGGTATGCGGGGCATCCCAGACAGACTGGTGCTGCTACCGGGTGGTATCGTGCTGTTCTTTGAGCTGAAGCGTCCTGTTGGCGGTTCCTTTGAGCCACTTCAGGAACGCTGGCACACCAAGCTGCGACAATTGGGTTTTCGCGTTTACGTGTGCAACACCAAGGCGTCTGTGGACGCGGCACTGGACCAACATGCTTCAACGAAATGATCTACGCAACTATCAGCGCCGTGCTGTTGACTTTCTCAAGAAGACTCGCCGAGCTGGCCTGTTCCTTGACATGGGCTTGGGCAAGACGGTCAGTACGCTCACGGCTTACGCGGACCTACTCGACAAGGGTGTGGTTAATCGCGTCCTCCTGGTTGCTCCGCTGCGTCCTGCGCAAGGCGTCTGGCGTCAGGAGGCGCGGAAGTGGGCGCACACGCGGCACCTGACGTTCAAGCTGCTCACAGGCAACGAGCGTCAGCGACTGCTGGCCCTGAACAGCCAAGCGCAGATTCACATCATCAACGTGGACAACCTGCGCTGGCTGCTGCGCGTGCTCAAGTCACGGGTGAAGAAGTACGGCTGGCCCTACGATGCGTTGATCATCGACGAGTCCAGCATGTTCAAGACACCCAGCAGCAAGCGATTCAGTACGCTGCGCTGGTGGCTCAAGAAGTTTGACCGACGCACCATCCTCACTGGCACGCCAGCACCCAAGGGCCTGCTCGACTTGTGGGGGCAAGTGTTCATCCTGGACGAGGGCCAGCGTCTGGGTGCTCAGGTGGAGCGCTACCGCAGCCGCTTCTTCAGTCCTGGTGGGTTCAAGGGCTACGGCTATGTGCCTGATGAGGGTGCCGAAGAGAAGATTCTTGAGTTGATCAGCCCGTTGATCTTGACAATGCGTGCCGAAGATTGGTTGGAGTTGCCACCCACCATCAAGCAAGAGGTGTACGTCGATCTGCCGCCCGCTGCACGCACGGTGTACCGCAAGCTCGAGCTTGAGATGTTCCTCGAGATGGAGAAAGGCAGCACTGAAGCGCTGAGCGCTGCGTCGTTGTCGTCCAAGTGCTGGCAGCTCGCCAACGGGTTCGTCTACTTGGAAGACGATGTCGGTGAGAAGACGTGGCAGGCCGTGCATGATGCCAAGCTGGAGGCACTCAAGGAAGTCATCGACGGTGTGGGCGGCAACGTGCTGGTGGCCTACTGGTTCAAGCCTGACCTGGCTCGACTGCGTGCTGCCTTCCCCAAGGCACCCGCTATCGTTGACTGCAAGAACGAGCGAGCGCTACAGAAGCTCCAAGACGAATGGAACGCTGGCAAGCACCGAGTGATGTTAGTCCACCCGCAAGGTGCAGGCCACGGACTCAACCTGCAAGGCGGAGGCAACGTACTGGTGTTCTACAGCATGCTCTGGAGCCGTGAGTACTACGCTCAGGTCATCGAGCGCATCGGGGCAGCACGCCAGATAGCCACGGGGCGGGACCACGTGATGATCAAGCACATAATCGCTCGTGACACCGTAGACGAGGTCATGCTGATGACGCAGCGCGTGCGCCATGCGGATGAAAGGCGTGCCATCAAGCTGTTGAAAGAATACCGCGAGGTACAGGAGCTCCTGGCCTAGCATCAACCCGATACCGTTGGTATCACTGAAAGGAGAGAACCGTGAAGGTTGACAAGATGGTGGCCTTAGACCACACAAGTGACTGGCGCAAGTTCGCTGAGATCATGTTCAGGCTGGAGGACGCAGACCCCGGCTACATGCTGCTGAAGCGTGCCGAGCTGGACCAAGCCACGAAGATGCGCTACGTGCTGGCGTGGTGTACCTATTACAACCCCGGAGTCGCTGCCGTGGCGTGCCAGTTCCAAGGCGCGAAGTTCTACGAGTTCCTGCGCCATGTGTTCCCCAGCGCCAAGCGTGCCTCCGAGCGTCGCCACTTCCGTGGGCAGGCAGGCCAGAAGGCGCTGATGCAATGGCAGAGCCTGTACCCGAAGCCCGAAGCCATGATCGAAGCCACACACGGCAAGAGCTATCTGCAGGTGCGGAAGAACATGCAACACATGGCACAGATGGGCGACTACTTCTACTGGAAGTTGGCTGACATCTGGGACACCGTGTTCGATGAAGTAGTGGACTTCACTGGCTGCGAGAAGCATATGCCGAAGGTACCGAAGCAAGGCGCATACATCATCGGTGATCATCTCAACCTATTCACCCTTGAGATCATCATGGGCGACATCACGCGCCACATCAAGGACATCCCGTACCCCGTGAAGGGTGGGCGCAAGCTGGCGCTCCAGGAAGCCGAGACCGTGTGCTGCGTATTCAAGCAACACGTAGTCGGTGACTACCAGTACGGGTTCCGCAGCGCCAAGGCATGGAAGCGCCTCAACGGTGTGGAAGGCAAGCCCGCTGCCGCGCTGCGTGAGGGGCTGCTGGCTGGCGGTATCTGGACCCCCGAGACACTCGAACAAGTCGGGAGTCACCTATGATCAAGCGCATCGTTAAGTTCATCCGTGATTTGCTCTCCGGTGGGTGTGCTGGTGACTGCGGTCAAGGGCGTCGCCCTTGCAACTGCCGGGGGCCACGATGAGTACGCTTGTCTACGTACACGGCACCAACGGGTCAGGCAAGAGCACGCTGGCCCGTGCCGTACTGGCTGCCGCTGGTGGGGCGCAAGCCGTGCAACGTCTGCCAGCTAACCCCAAGGCTACCTGGACCACCACCGGACGCACTGGTGTGGTTTTGGCTGGCAAGTACGGCACCGCTTGTGGTGGGGTGGACGGGTTCCAGCCATATGCTGACCTGTACCGCGTGCTGATGTTGCGTGCCCGTGCTGGGGACAACGTGTTTGCCGAAGGGCTAGTGACTCCAGGCCAGGATACCTGTGTGTCGTTCGCCAAGCTGTTCAGCGATGCCACGTTCATACTTCTAGACACTCCTGATACCGTCTGTATCAACAACGTGCTGAAGCGTCGTGCAGCCAAGGGCACCACCAAGCCCTACGACCCCAAGAACCTGTACCGCAAGCAGGTAAGCGCCCGCAACTGGGCTGACCGTCTTGAACGAGCAGGTTTGAACGTTCACAGACTACAATACCGTCAGGCGTACAACCTGACGCTTGAGCTGCTGGGTCTCCCTGAACCCAGCGTTGATGATCTACTCTGAAAGGAACTACCATGAACCAATTCGGCGCAAGCCTGCGAGTCCGCAACGTGAACGAGGCACTGCCCCTCGGCCTGCAGATGATTCAGGCTTACGGCAAGCCTGCTGAGTCCCGTGGTCTGAAGACACTCCGTGTGCATGGCCCTGTCACCACCATCTACGAGCGCCCAGAAGAGCGTGTGCTGTTCGACAGCACCCGGGATGCCAACCCGTTCTTCCACCTCATCGAGAGTCTGTGGATTCTGGGTGGCTCCAATCGCGTGGAGCTGCCCCGCATGTTCTTGAACAACATCGACCGATTTAGCGACAACGGCGTGAGCTTTCACGGTGCGTATGGCTACCGTCTGCGCAAGGCGTTCGGCTTTGACCAGATCATCCGTGCTATTGAGATGTTGGTGACCAAGCCCGATACGCGTCAGTGCGTGATGAGCATATGGCACCCTGCGCTCGACATGGGCGCTGCTACGAAGGATATGCCGTGCAACGATCTGATCATGCTGGACGTGGTCAACGGTCGCCTGAACATGACGGTGTGTAACCGCAGCAACGACGCCATCTGGGGCGCGTATGGTGCCAACGCTGTGCAGTTCAGCATGCTCCAAGAGTTTATCGCGATCTACGCCAAGTTGGAGCGTGGCTTCTACGTGCAGCAGTCGAACAACTTCCATATTTACACGGACAACCCGTTCTGGCTCGAGTACGTCAAGGGCAACCACGATGCAGGCCACGTGACTAACCCGTATGATCAAGGCGCTGTGCAGGCCAGCCCCATTGCCACCAGCACAACCGACGCTGTGCATCTGCTGGCCGACTGCGAAGGCATGTGCCAGAAAGTGGAGCAGGGCGAGAACCTGGACCACTACGAGTACCGTTCATCGTTCGGTCAATCTGTGGTTGGTCCCGTGGTGCGTGCATACGGGCTGTACAAGGCGAAGATGTACGCCAGCGCCATCAGGGCATTGGATGATGTAGCTGCCGAAGACTGGCGTCTGGCTATGACCGAGTGGGTCACGCGTCGCGCTGAGAAGGCTTGCGCCAAGGTGGCAGCATGAAGGCGCTTGTAGAAGCCACTCTGTACCGCGATGCAGGGGCAGTCAAGCGGTACCATGTCAAGCGCACACACCGCACCCAGAGCATCGCTGAGCACACCTTCGGCATGTTGATGCTAGTTAAGCAGGTGGCCCCGCACATCGACAAGTACATGCTGTACGAAGCGATCTTGCACCACGATTTGCCTGAGCTCATGACTGGTGACGTGCCAGCGCCCATCAAGCGCGTCCACCCGGAACTGGGGCCGCTGATGGACACCATTGAGCGGGACCTGCACCCGCTGTACAGCCCTATCCTAGAAGGCTTGACTCAAGAAGAGGCTGCGCTGCTGAAGTGGGCTGACCGCATGGAGCTGGTGCTGTGGTGCCTGGAAGAGTTCCGTATGGGTAACGGGTACATGAAACCGACGGTAGCGCGTGGCCTGGGATGGATCCTCGCGTCGTACATGCCTGCGTGCTGCCGTGGGTTGACTGATGAAGTGGTTGCCGACGCACTGTCTGTTGGCATTGAGCCCGCGCAGGGCGCTGAGTTGGAGATGAACGCATGAAAGCAAACGACAAGCAAGTGGGCGGCACGCACTACCGCAACAACTTTCAACACTGGGACCTCGCTGCAGAGCTGGGTCTGGGATACTTCGAGGGTCAGATCACCAAGTACCTGACTCGGCACCGCTTCAAGAAGGGCAAGGAGGACGCTGAGAAGGCGCTGCACTTCACGGAGAAGCTGTTGGAGCTGGCGCAAGCTGGCCAGCAGCCCATGATCGATGCCCGTATCACTGAACACCGCATGCTTCAGTACGTGGAAGCCAATGAGCTTGTCCCGTTGGAAATGGCGTGCCTGATGAGGGCGCTCGACTGGTACGTGCCGCAGGACCTGTCCAATCTGGTGCAGCTCATCCAACGGCTCATCCGTACGTACTACCCTGAAGCGCCTCCGGTGCAGATGGACCTGACTGACGGTAGCCACCCCGGCCCCGGCTACGTGAACCAAGGTTGAATAACCCTACGTTCAACTAAGTCTTGTGAAGGGTTCCTGAAACGTGCGAACATTCGTTCACGGTCGGCGCGGTGCCTACCGAAACGTGAAAGGAACCCTACCATGACCAAGACCTCTACCCCCTCCCCCAAGCTGGCCCCCGTGGTCGCCAAGACCGCCAAGGCAGCAGCCGCTCTGGCCCAGCAAGACGGACGCAAGCGCCCTATCGTGGCTATCAACGAAGACGGTAAGCTGGTGGTGTGCTGCCGTCGTACTGCCAAGAAGAACGGCTGGCCGGTTCAAGACGTGCTGTACGAGCGCAGCAAGCCCGCAACCAAAGCTGAAGCCGCACCTGAGGTTGCCAAGCCTACTGCCCCTAAGAAGACCCCCGCTATCAGCAAAACGACCAAGGCCAAGGTGAAAGAAGTTAAGGATTTCGCAGACAGTCACCTGGACGAGATCCTTGGCAAGTAAGGTCTTGCGAACCCTTCGGGGTTCGTGAGATAATACTGTCATTCAACAAGGAGTACCGTATGAACACCAGCAAGACCCGCCACCTCGATGCAGCTATCGCTATCTTCAAGAGCACTGACCTTGTCAAGCGTGGTCGGTCTGCTGGTATTCAGGTATCCGTGCACCACGACCCCAAGAAGAACGAGTACCTTATCCAAGTGGGTAGCCGTATCGTGTCTGAAGGCACTGGCGACCGTGATGGGGCTACGCGGGTAGCCACCGAGCACGCAGAGCGCTTGCAGAAGCTTGGCAAGAAGGCTACAGTGGTGGTGTATTAAGCCCCGCACGAAGGGCAAATACTTCGCAAGCTGGGCAAACAGGGTGGGGCCTATACCTACCCCTAGCCAAAGACGCCAAAGGCCCCTGCTGGGGCCTTTGACATGGGCAGATACCGACGGTATCTCAGCGGGTGCCTATGGGGGTGGACTGGGCCAGCAGCTCCGTCTTGCGGCCGGAGTCAGCCGTGGTGCCAAACCAGAACGCCATTACCACGCCCCACGCGGTGGACAGGCTACCCAGCATGATCAGCAGCGCCTGCGAGTCGCTGACCTTCAGCGCACCAGTCATCATTCCGATGAGTACACCGAAGTACCCGATGGTCACCAGGAACGACAACCATGCGGGCACCTTGGAGCGCAGCGAGATCTGCATCGCACGAGCGTCTTTGCGGTCACCAGCAGCGATAGCCTCTAGATCAGTGATCTGCTTGAAGCCCAGCGTCTGCATCTGCAGTGCAAAGTCCTGGTCAGCCTTCTTCAACGCCAGCATCTGATCAGGCGTCACGCCCGCCAGCGCCTGCTTCACTGCATCCGTGGTCTTGTCGCTGATGCCCAGCGCGTTGGCAGCAGCCTCCACCGCCATGCCGCCCAGAGGCCCGCCCAGAGCGGTGCCGATCCAGGGAGCAACGGTCTTTACGATATTCATCCAATCCATCACAGTCCTCCTACACGGTTGAGTTGCCAGCCGTACTCGAACTGCTCCTGGCTGGTGTTGGCTTCTGCCAGTTCGATGTATCGTACAGACTGCTGCGCGTTGAGCATACGCAACAGCACGGTAGCGCCATCAGCCCCACGCGCCTGCAAGAACGCACCCAGCGCAGCCAGTGTGAGCTTGCCTATACCACCATCTACGGTGACGTCAGGGAACGCCTTGGCCTCTTGGTTCAGCACGTTCAGCGCACGCTGTAGGAACTTGCCAGCCGTGGCTGTGCCCATGTTGACGCCTGTGTCAAGCAGCTCTTCGGCGATAGCCTCGTTGAGCTTGGCTACGTTGTCGAACCCCGGTTGCTTCCAGTAACGGTCAACGTAGATCTGGGCAGCTTGCTCACGAGTCATGGATGCCATTGGCCCCACGTACCCGAAAGCACGAGCTACCGCAGCCGTGATGCCCCAGATAGTCTCGCCACCCTTGTCAGCTGGGTTGTTGGTGTATCCACCCTCCCGACCGATGAGAGCGTTGATGGTGTCGTTCAGGTTCATTCGTGGTCCTCCATGATAGGTGAGCGCTCTGCGCACCACCACAAGCCGCCCATGAAGATCATCACAAACACAGCTCCGCCTATGAGCCAGAACATCATGATAGGTTCCTTAGCTTGTAGAGTGCCTTCAGGTACACGCCTTCCATGTCCTGCAGCATGTTATCGAGCGAAGGGAGGCCCTCGGTGATCTTGACACGGTTGTCGTTGATCCACACAAGATCTTCTTCCAGCCGTTTGATGATGGTCATGGCAGCGCCATCCACCTTGACCGTGCTGCTGGGCACGTCACCCACCAGCTCGAACGCGCCTTGGTGCCCTTCCACCAATGTGTCCAGCGCATCCAGCACGTCGTCGTAGAAGTCGTTGAGCGCAACGTGCTGCGCGTAGCTCTTGGTACGCCAGTGGGTCAGGTGCGCTGCATTCCGGGTAGCGAACACCCGTGAGATGAGTTGTTCAATCATTCCTTGTCCACCTTGTGGTCTAGCTTGCTCTCGATGCGGTCAAGCTTCGCGAAGATAGCATCAGACAGGCGGTCGAACATCTCTCGACGCACGTAGTCGCCAGCTACCAGAACCTTCAGGTCAGAGACTTGCGTAGTCAGCTTCTCGTCGGCTTCCTTGAGGTCTTTGACCGCCTCCCACATAGCTTTCATCCACCATCCGCCGAGGGCACCAGCAATGCCGATCACGATGTTAAATACATTCTGATCCATCTTATTGCTCCGCCTTCACGTTAAGAGTCATGCTGACTGCGTTGTTATTGAATATGGAGACAGAAGTCGCGGAAATAGAAGAGGTCCAGATACCCGAAGTGATATTACCGCTCGGAGACTGAGGGGAGAAGGTCACGTACGGGGTACTAGGAAACGCATACGGGTAATTCCATGTAACCGACGCATTCGCGGCCACAGTGACGGAAGTGTGTTGTTGTTTGTTATTGATGCGGAACCCAGACCCAAACCCATTACCAATGATTTCCAGATCATCTGTTGTGCTGGGGGTACCGCTGATCGTCGCAGCCGTGGAGTTATAACACTGAGCACGAATCTTGTTGTTGTTGCCGTAGGGGGTGAATACGATATTGCCTGCCTCCTGAGCAATGCACTTGACATCGATGTAGTTGTCCGCGATGTAATCGCCAACATTAGACCCCAAGTAGATGCCTGCGCTGGCAGGACGTCCGCTACCTGGGCCATCCAACTGACCCTTGATGGTGTTGAGTGTTGCGGTCAGGCCCATGTAAATATTGACCCCGTTCCAAGCCGAGTAGAATCGGCAGGAGTCATCGAAGATATTGCGCTGACAAAAGATGCCGACATTGGCGTTCCACGCACCTTCAAAGTGACAACCGATGAACTCATTGCCACTACCTCCGCTTTCTAGATTGAGCGCGTAAGAATGACGGAAAGATGCGGCTCGGTTCCAGACGTGACAGCCGATGAAGCGACCAGTCATGCGCGGACCAACGTGGATGCCGTCGTATGTCTTGTCAGTATTCATCGACGCATCGATAACAATAACGTTTATCGATACAGAATCGTGTGGGCCGTTATTCCACCAGCCGTGTTTACCACAGCTATCGATTCGCACGTTGACATAGTGGCCTTCCATCCCGAATGTAGAGTCTGCATCAGCCCATTCAGTACGAATACCGTGGTCGCGAGCATTGACAACCCAGATATTCTGGAAGTACAACTCCTCACCGTAAATGGCAATGCAGGAACCAGAGATTAGATTACCTGCTCGATTACCGTCCAGTGTGAGTTCAAAGAGTCCCACACCAGATACGCCAGAACCAGAGCCAGAACCCCAGAGGGCGTCAGAGTTGGCACCGTAGATTAGGTCTGTATTGGACCCGCTCTTCAGTTTGATAGTCGAGTGTGTTCGCCCTTCACCAACGAGCCAAATATTGCTGTAGAGTGTCAACTTGCCAGTGATATATGTTCCTGAAGGAATATACAGCCTCCCACCCCCGAGGCCATTGAGTGCGTTAATGGCGTTCTGAAACGGAGTGGTGTCATCAGTCACCCCGTCACCCTTGGCACCGAAGTCTTTGACGCTGATAAGTTCAGTGTTCTTGTCGTGCTGTGTGCGACCCACTGCATTGGCATACGGCTGCAGAACACCAATCAGCGCGTCTCCCTTGGCAACATCAGAGGTCGAAGTCAAGTCTGAGCGCAGTGCGGTCACCAGCCCGGAAGAGTACTGGTCCGCACTGATAACGTTGTCCACCGTCCAGATGGTAACGTCAGCGGAGTCCTTGAGGATGATCTTGTATGCGCCACTCCAGAAGATGGTAGCCTCGCCCCGTGCGTCCAGGATCACCGGATTGGCATTGGGCACCGTGCCAGCAGCGTCCTGGTAGGTCGTACGCGGGTTAGCAGTACCCGCGTCGTAGGTGTAGACTTTGCCCCCAACGAGCGGCGCACCTGCGCTGTTCGTGAAGCTTTGCTTGCCCTCGGGCAGTAGAGTTGCCATGTTCAACTTCCTTTCATGTATAAATGAGTCTGATCTTCGCCATACTGCTCAAGCCATTCATCGCACTTGCCGTCCTTGTACCCATACGAGTGTTCACTATGTGGCTCGACAGGTACATGCCCGACAGCAAGCTCAAGCGGGTGCTATTCTCACCGTTGTCCCGAGAGAGCCGCAGCAGGCACTGAGGCCTTGACCGCCTGCGCGAGATACGGTAGCGCAGCTTGCACCTCAGGAGACAGTCGTTGCGGTGCCGTGCGTGCTGCCTGCATAGCTGCCTGTGCCTTAGCAGGGTTCATCAACAAGTCAGCCAACACAGCTTGAATCTTTGGCTCAGCTACACCGTTGTACGCGAACTGTACGGGGCGCATAGCGGTATTGAGTAGGGTGCTTTCTGCCCAACTCTCAGGCAGGCCAGTAGGCCCCAGCACCTGACGCAACACGTTCTGAGAAGCCAACCGCTGTGCAGTGGCGCTCCCAGGTCCGTTGGCTGCGCGGCCCACAGCAGCAGCCTTGTCAAGCTCCATACCCAGCGCCTGCACCTTGGCGAACTGCTCGGGGTCCAGCACCTGTGACAGCTTGCCAAGATCACGCCCCGTAGCGCCCTTCACCAAAGCCTCTTCGTTCTTGAGCTGGCCTACGAACTGATTAGGCATGAGGCGCGGGGTGCCACCCAGATCGCTCGTGGCACTGGTGCCCTTGCGAAAGAGCTGGTCGGCTACGTCCATCTGGTTGAGTGGCTTGCTCATAGCGGCGTAGGTTGCACGGGCTTCACCATAACCGGGGCTGACACGTTCGATGAACGTGACCAGCCGATCTCGGGCTGCTTCCACTGCCTTGGCCTTGTTCACCTGTGAGACGGTACCGTTGCTGAGGTTGGCAATCTGATCGTCCAGAGCCAGCTTCATGTTGTGCAGCCCTTCTACACTGCCTGCTACCTTGCCATTCAGGCTCGTGCCTTGGTTCTTGGCGATCTCCTGTGCCGTCTTCATGGCGTCCTTGATAGCAGGCATCTGCATCAGCTTGGTGATCTCTCCACGCTCAGCGGCAGACATCTTGCTGAGGTCCATGCCTACGCTGAACGCTTGGTCGTACAGATCCTTGGCGGTCTGGCTACGAGCAGCCTGATAGAACTCCCGTTGACCACCTTCGCCAGCCATGTCGCGCAGCGTACCCACGCGAGCAGCGTTGTTCTCGACTTCACGTGCAGCCATCTTGGCAGCGACCTCAGGGTCAGCGGCACGCATGGCGTCTTGCAAGCGGGCAGCACCAGCAGCGCCCTCGGGGCGAGTGATCTGTTCCGCCAGAGTGGTGCGGGCACCTGTCACCGTGGGGTTGCTGGTGACATTGGCAAGGTCGTCCGCAGCCACGCCAAACCGCTGCAAGGTGCGTCCGGCAATGGCCTCCCTACCACCCTCTGTAAAGGGCTCTACCAGCGCCTTTGCGCCCTTGGCACCAGCCACCACGGCACGGGCTACCATAGGGGCAGCGCCACCCACTACACCACCGACTACCGTATTCTTCAAGCGGGACTCGTCGCTGGCTACAGGCTGGATGAACCCCATACCTGCACCCAGAGCAGCGGAGCCAGCCACCGTCTGAGCACCTGGGACGAATACGCTGGGTAACGCGACGGCTACAGTACCACCGATGTTGCCGACCTTGCCAGCCGTGGTCTTCATCAGCGGTGCATCCAGGCGCTTGGCTTCATCGATGTCAGCCTGCGTAGGCAACCCGATGGCGTCAGCAGCCTTGTCAGGCATCACCTTGCGTAGAATCTGCCCCACACCACGGCCCGTATCAGCGAATGCCTTGCCAGCACCAGCCAGGATTTTATCCGTAGTGGACATGTCCTTGGTCGGGTCAAGCTGAGCGGCATCAGACTGCTGTTGCGCAAGAGTGGCCTGATGTACCTGCATCTGTTTCAGTACGGTGCCGAGCTGGCGCACCGCCGCAGAGTCTCCAGCCGCGTCGGCGTTGCGGATAGCGTTGATAACGTCTTCAGTAGTTGCCATCACTTTGCTCCGTGTTTGTTGAGGATAGCCTGGATGTCAGGCGGGACTTGAAAATCGATCGTGCCTGCTGCGGGAGCCGAAGTGGCAGCGACACCCTGTCCTGTACCGCGACGAGCCGAGGGAACCTCTTGCAGCATGAGCTGACTAGCACGTTGACGGTTCTGCGCCTTCTGTGCCTTGACCTGATCGCTGTCGCCCACTTGCGGGAAGTACTGCTTCCGAGCGTTGTCGAGCTCAGACTCAGTGATGACCGCACCAGACTCACGACGCAACACTGCGTTGATGAAATCTCGTTGGGCTTGCTCGACCTGCTGCTGAGCTGGTGAGGCAAGCGTGGCGTTCACCCCAGCTCCAAGAGCACCACCCACCAGCGGGGTGCGCTCGAGCGCCTGCTTGGTAACAGATGGCATGTCCGTGCCCTGCTTCGCCAGCTTCTGCAGGATAGCATCGGACTCTTGAGCACGAGTACCGAACAACAGTGCCTTGGCCTGTGCATCGGTGAGATCCTTATTCTTGGAACCGATAGGCTGACCATTCATGGTAGCTGCGGGTCGAGCAAGGCCAGTAGTCTTGTTCACCAGTACCCCACGCTCTGCATCGTACACATTGGCATTCGCTTCACGAGTCAGCTGGTTGGCTTCACGTGCACGAGCGTCCGTCATGTTCTGACCACGCATCGTGGTGTTGGCCTGAAGCTTCTCACCAGGAGTGGCCACGCGAGTGACAGGAGCAGGTCCTTGAGGATTCGTCATGGCATTGGTGTCCACGAAGCTGATCTGGCCCCCGTTGTCCACCTTCTCGAGCTTGGGCTGGAGCATCTCCATGCGCTTGGCAGCATCCATCACCTGCAGACCTTTCTGCATGAGGAACGGGCGAAGCTGCTCAGGGCGACCGGGCAACTCACGGATGGCCTGTTGACCTTGCTCCGGCGTGACGATGCCCTGCTGCACCAGATTGGCCATCGTGTTGATGACATCCTGGTGAGCGGTGTTGGGGTTTGCCACCAGTGAGTTGATTGCAGCCGCAGAAGCGTCCATGCGCTTCTTCGCTACGTTGAAGTCAATCTCACCAGTCTCGGACTTCAGCTTGCCCACCTTGGCAGTGGCTTCATCTGCATCAGCGAACTGTTTCTGCAGACCCGGGATGCGTGCCCCCAATCCTTTCTCAGCAGCCGCACCCAAGATACCCTGACGGTTGACCGTGCCGTCTGGGTTGATGTTGCCCCGGTATAGATCGGCCAGCGTGCGCTCTTGTTCTTGAGCTTGCTGCGCCTGCTGAATCTGCAATTGTTGGAGATGCTGCTGGCCTGCCAGCGTGCGCAAGCTCATGACCTTGCCCATGACCTCCGAGGGGTCCTGAAGCTGGAACTGGCGTACTTGCAGTGGAATAGATGCTTCGATGGGCATGTTGATTCTCCTTTATCAGCCGTAAACAGGACCAGTGCCAGCACCGTCCCAGTATGTTGGTGTACCGTAGCTGGGGGTCGTCGGCATGGTCGACATACCACCCGGCATCTGGCTCAGGTAGTACTTGTTCATGGCGAAGTTGCCGAGCGTATTGGCAGCCCCTGCGATGGCATTGCCCTGACCAACGTAGCTGCTGGCCTGCGCGTTGCCAGCGCCTGTGATGTTGTTGGCCACGTTGGAAGCAGTCTGACTACCCATCTGGGCTACGTCGCGCGTGGCGGTCTGACCCACACCAGCGATAGACGCCAGACGGTTGAACCGCTGCGTACGATCGTTGTTGAATCGGTTGTAAGCGTTCTGGAACTCGCCGGAGGCGTAGTCCTGGTTGTACCGTGTGAGGCCTTTCAGAGCAGCACCACTCAGCAAACCGCCTCGCGCGGCAGCACTGGCTTCCACACCACGCTGACCCTGTTGTTGACGGAAATCATAGCCTGGATCTTTGGTGAAGTCTGCCAGCGTGAAGTCACGGTTGAAGTCTCCGCCTGCTGCGGTACCTGCTGTGAGTTGACCAAGTGCGCCAGCCCCGGCTTCGCGCCACGGCTGCATGTCCTCGCGGTTCTGACGGTACTGTTCCAGCTCCGTCTGGCTGGCCAGACTGGCTGCATCACGCTGAGCGTCTGCTGCTTTGCTGGCCGAGTTGGATGCTACGACTCCGCCGACAACGGCAGAACCCACTATTGCTGTTGCGATACCACTCATACATATTCTCCTTTGGGTTCGATGCCTGAGAGACTCAGGGCTTGCCGATAGTCAATTGTCACCTCTTCTCCGTTCTCTCCGCCCCGGCATCCTCGAACACCCCGCAGTAGTACGAGCTGGATGTCGCCGTTAGGTAGCTGCTCCATGCGTGCATTGGGGGTGGGGGAGTGATTGGTGTACCGCCCAAGAGGCGTGCGCAGCCCGTTTAGGCGTGCAGGCCCCACCACATACCCAGCAGGCAGGCTACTTGTCAAGAACACGCCTGTGCCGTGGATGGCGGACTCGCCTGTCTTGAACTGCCAGGAACCCAGAGGCATCGGCGTCTGGTCAGTGGGATTCTCGGACTGCTGACGCACCACGCTAGCGCTGATGCCGTATTGGCTGAGCATTAAGTGAAAGTCATCCCGTATGTGCTGCTGGGTAGCGTGAGCTGCTCGAGCACGCAGAACGTCTGCCTCCTCCCAGCCCATGCTCTTGTCCAGGTACATGCTTTCGAGGGTGTCCACGTCACGCACGTTCGTAGCGTACACGTTCTGCCACACAACGTCTTCGAGCACGTACCCCATCTTGCGACCGGGCTGTCCTACAAAGGTAGCTGGAGCACACACCTCGACAGTAGACCCGTCGTTCTGCAGCATAAGTACTCGCCCTTTGAGCAACACGTTCATGTGCTGATACTTCTGACGGTGCCCAATAGCGAACACACCAGCCTTCATCCGCAGTTCGCGGATGTATATGCCGGGGCCGAAGTGGTGTGTCACGGGGCAGTCAGCTTGCTCATGCGACAACATGAACTGCTCTGCTTGTTCCACCCCATTCGACATCAGACCCCGCATAGCCGAAGCTGCGAGGTCTGTGGTTACGAGATCAGTCATGCTACCCTTTCATGAACGACATAACAGGCCACCACGTACCGTATGTGACCCGCACCTGATCGCCTCGCTGCACAGCATAGGCACCACGTAGCGACCCAGCCAGCGTGAACGTACCGTTGCGTCCGATCTCTACCGACTGCATGTACCCGCCCTGCACGAACACCGTACCGTTGTCTGGGGCCACGTAGGTGAAGGGCGACGCCCCCACAGCGATTGCCGTCTGGGGTTGCGTGCGCCCTAGCAGGTCGGACAGTTCACCAGCGTGCGGCATCAGCTCACCTCACGGCCGGATGCACGGATGGTGATAGCAGTCGCTGCGCTTGCCAGCGTGCTGATCATGTCGCCTGCTGCCAGCACATGTCCTACGACTTCAGGGAAGGTGTACGTCTCGTTGGGCTGAATGGTCTTGACGTTCACGATAGTGTTGGGTGCACCAGCCGCTCCAGCGTTGGGCACCAGCTTGACCGTCAGTGTGACAGGTGCAGCCGAGGTGTTGGTGCCCGTCAGCTTGTCGATGATGGTGCGTGTGCCGGAAGGCGTAGTGTACTGAGTGGTTTCAGCGTTCTCAGCCTGCTTGGCGTTGAATAGCGGCTTGGCGGTTACGGTCATGCTGGTGCTCCTATAGGAAGGTGGATTGTTTCAACGCTTGAACCTCGGTTTCCAGAACGGTGACCCGCTCGCGTAGTTCAGACACCTCGGCCAGCAGCGTATCATATACGGGTATTGGTTGGTCCAATTGTGGGCGCTGGTTCACGTTGTCTTCGAACTTGAACAGCATTGCGTTGGTTTCGCTGCTACCAGCATCCTCAAATGCACTGACTGCGTTATCCGTATTGCTGGGGCCTTCAGACCCACCAATGCGGTCAAATACGCCCTGGAAGAACAGGAACCACTCACGACTGATCAACCCCGTGCGGGGGTCCGTCAGTGCTACGCGAGGCGGTACGAACTTGAGTGCGTTGCTCATACAACCCCCGTGCGTACGATGACGCTTGCACCAACGATAGCGATTGGCACTGGCTCCACAATCGTAACCTTGAACACTCGGTCACGACTGCGGCCCAGCCTACGCCAGCGCACACGAGTACGTCGTTCGCCAATCTTGCCGATAGAAGTCCACCGCTCGTTGCTCCAAGAGTATCCACCGTCAGTGGACCACTGAAGCATCGCCTTAGGATCGTACCCGCTGGTGCCAGCCGGAACAGACAAACCGACACCAGTGCGCATGTCGATTTGCAAGGCGTCGAACACTTGCCAACGATAGTCTGGGTCGGACAGGTGCGGGCATGCGCGGATACGTGGGATAGGCGCTCCGTTGTCGGTGCCCACGTCCAGGTCCATCTTGTACAGATTGCCTGTCTCCCAGTCACCCACGATGTTCTCGCTGATGAACGCCATGTGGCAGTTGCTGCGATGACGGTTCAACGAGTTGTCCGTTGTGTCGCGCCACGCACGCTGATGCCACATGCTGGTCGCAGCGTCGTACACCCAAGTCTGATTCGCTGTGGGGAAGTTCAGTACATAGAACGAATGGCCTTCCTGTTGGTACGTGTACGCAACAGCGTCGCTGATAACACTCATCTGACCGATAGCGTACTCCAGCGCGTGATCACTAACCCGCTGGGGCTGATATCCCACGGCGGACATCACCATGCCTTGCCCACGATTGTCAGCAGTGAGCCAGAACACACGGTTGTCCATCTTGGCTACGCTGAACTTCGCCACACAGCCTTGCTCGATAAACGCACCTTGGATACGCTCAAACGGAAAGTCTACGTTGCCGCTGTTAAAGAACACCTCCGTAGAATTCTCTCCGAACAACCACAGCTCTCGGTGATCTACGATCAGACTGACCAAGTTGTCTGGTGAGCCTTCTGCAGTGGCGAAATCCAACGGGTCAACGCTGGTGCTGTACAGCGCAGTGATCTGGAATTGACCAGTCCCGGGTTTGTTGAACACGTAATAGCCATCGATGAAGTCTACCTTGTCAGCACCCGTGAACGCACTGTCAGTTATCTGTGAAATACTGGTGTTAAGAACATCGACTGCATACCCAGCCAACCCGTCTACGAGCATTACGTTCGCACCGTTGGATGCCATGCTAACAGGAGTCGTAGCGTTGGCAATGACACCTATGAGTGCGGATACGCCTGCACTGGACACCCGCCAGACGTTGGGTCCCACCACGACCACGCTGTAAGTGTCGCTGAAGCGTAGTGCTCCACGCACGCCCCCGCCAGCCAAGGTGAGCCACAACGTAAGACCGGGGGTACCAATCAACGCTGCGACGTTCTTGCTGTTGGGGCCAGCCATCTCGGGGTACAGGTTGATGCACTGCTGCGCATCCAGGTTCTTGACGCGTGCCGTGTAGCTGGGGCCTACGAAAGGGAACTGAGCCATATCAGTAACCTCGCTGATAGAGAGCCACTTGCGGTACGGTCAGAGCAGCATCGTACTGAGCCACGACCAATGGGATATTCGCACGCTTGTAATCAGCCTTAGCATCAGCAGCGACAGACACCACCGTTGGGCTTGCCTCGATACCGAACTCAGGTCCCAGCTCGACTGCCAGACAGTACCGGATAGCCTTGACGAAACCGGGCGGGCCAGTGAGTGTGTCCGACAGCGCAACGGGGAAGTTCAAGATACGCTGCATGGTCAACGTGATCGGCAGTGCCTGAGTAGGCACGGGCCACACGGTCACAATTCCCAGAGGGAACTCGTTCACGTACAGCAGACGCTCCACGATGGGTTGCGCCATGCTCTTCAGGTTGATCTCGTTGTATTGCGCTTGGCTGATGGGCACCACGGGGAAGTCCACACCGCTGAAGGTGCAGTACGCATCGTCGATGTCTTGGGGCCGTTGAGTGACCCAATTGCCAGCAGGGCCGATGGTGTACGTGTGTTGACCGGGCACGAGGTTGAATGTCTGGTTGCTGGAGCCCCACACAGACAGAGTCTCCGTGGACCAGTTCTCCAACATGTCATTCAGCACTAGCAGTGCGTCGTTGGCTTCGTCAGCCGTTGGGGTCTCGCCAGTGGCGATTGCGCCCACTAGGCGCATTGAAGACTTGAGCAGGTCGCTTACCACGATTCCGCTTGGCATGGTAGCCTCCTATGGTTACGTGACGCCCAGCGAAGGGCAAAATCGGTCGCAGGCTGCGTAAACGGCCCTTGGCCTAGGGGTGGGTATAGGTTTGGGGCCGCAAAAGCCCCAAAACCATGCCCGCCGATACCGACGGTATCTGGGTTACTTGCCCTTGGCCTTCAGAGTGACTTGTGCTTCCTGCTTGGCCTCGGCAGCCTCGGCTTCGGCCTTCTTGGCTTCGGCTTCGGCTTTCTCAGCTTGCTCCGTCTCCCAGGTGTTGAGGAGCTCGCGTTCTTCCTTCTCGCTGAGGCAAAGGACGGGGCCGATGTGAGGGGAACGTTGCACCCACTTGGGATATTCATTCATACTGATTCTCCTATGAAAACAAGGTTGGGGGAGGGGGGGGGGGGGGGCAGTTCTGGATGACGACGTAATCGAAGATCGTGGTCGCGGTGGCAGCAGCATTGCCGGTGACCGTGAACGAACCCGCTGCGGGCGTTACACGGACTGAGGTAAGCGTTGCATCACCGCCACGGAGGCTGACGAGCACTGTGCTGTTCGCGGCAACTTGGCTGTTGGTCACCACCACCGAGCTCGCAGCAGCAGCGAAAGCAGCTCGACCACGGGCAACGTTCTGCGTCACGTTGCCAGGAGTTCCGCTGCCGTCGGTCAACGCCGACAGCAGACTGTTGAACCGACAGGAAGTGAAGCTGCCCGAGTTGGGAGTGGTCGCACCGACGGGCGTGTTGTTGATGGCACCACCACTGATGGCCACAGAGGCCGGGTTGTACACGTTGTTGGTGAGAGCAGGAGATGCACCGACAACGTATTCGACCACACCGCCGACTGATTCGACAGTAACGGTCGCGCCTGCCGCGTAAGGCCCGTACACGGACTGACCGTCAGTGATGACCTGAGTCGGACCTCCGGGCAAACCCATCGGAATAGAAACCGAAGCGGTCGCACCGCACAAAGCCCCCACCCGGATGGACTGACCAGCCGGAATGGTAACGATGGCGTCACGACCTTCTTGCAAGAACGGCATATGAGTCCTTTCGTACTTGTGATTACTCGTTGCGTCGGCGGGGTGGAGTACTCACTCCACTCACAGGGCATTAAAGCCCTATGTGAGTGTGAGTACCCGCACCCACTGTAGCCGATCAGTTCGACGGAGTCATACCCAGCGGGTCGAGCACAGCCCAGTCCACCACCGTGTTCGCCGTGGCGGCAGCGTTCAGGTAGATGGTGAACGAACCCGTCGTCGGAACGACACGGACCACGTGCGTGGCTGTGGCGTCGGCCGCAACTTGCCCGATGCACGCCCAGATCTTCGTGCTCGAGTCGACAGCCGGGTGCGTCACCGTCACTGAGCTGGCGGCAGCAGCCACGGCAGCAGAACCCTGGAGGGCGAGAGTAGTGGTGTTGCCAGCCGTGGGGGTGGCGCTGGATGCGGAAGCATAGCCCTGCGCGATCAGTGATTGCTCGACGCTGGTGGCGAATTCCACCACCACGCCAGCCGGGTAGCCCATGTACGCGCGGTTCAAGAGTACTGTCATGTGAATCTCCTAAAAGTTGAGGGGTTCGGATCAGCGGGGGCCGGGGCCCCCACTTCATCAGGTCGTGTACTTGACGGCCAGCTCGGGGTAGGTAGCAGCCCAGCCGAACAGCACGTCCAGACGCATGATCGAGTTGTCGTTCACGCCGTCGTAGAACTCGGTGACCTTGATGGTGAACCCCTTGTAGGTCTCCTGCGCCACGTCGATCACGCCCTTGCCACCCGGAGGAGCCCACATCGGCACCATCGCCAGCGTGAATGCATCCTTGTGGAAGCCGATGTTGGCTTGGTACGAGCCAGAGGCCGTGCCGAAGATAGTGAACGGCGAGCCGTTGGTCGGCGACACGGTGACGTTCTGGAACGCACCGGAGGTCACGATGGCCGGACTGATGGGGATGCTCGTGGCACCAGCCGCAACATCAGCGGTCACGACGAACTGCGCCAGCACGCCAGTCGACGTACGGGACTGCGGGTTCACCGCGAACACGCCCGGCAGGGTGATGGTCGAGCCACGCGTGATGGTACCCGTGGTGGCCACCACGGTGATGATGGAGCCAGTCTGGTTCGCACCGTTGATGTTGGTGCCAGCGACTGCCTGCGTGCCGTTCACGTGGGTGTCGATGTTCTGATCCATCGCGTAGGCGAGGCCCAGCGAGTCGACCATCATGCCGCTGCCGAACTGCTTCGAGATCTTGTCCTGACCGTTGAACAGACCAGCCAGACCCACCACAGAAGCTGCGTTCATGGCCGGACCCATGACGAACGCACGGCGCTTGTCGCGCGGAGCCGCCATTTCGTCGAGACGACGGTTGGTGTCCGTGAACGCTGCCAGCGCCAGCGCCTGCGTGTTGGGCAGGGTGCCGGGAGTGCCGAGGCAATTGAACGTGTTCAGACGCGCCATCTGCAGACCCTGGCGGTCGATTTCGTTCGCCACTGTGGCCAGAGCGGCTTGCAGCTTGTCCTCCAGCTTCTGCAGCGACAGGGTGCGCTCCAGCGAAGTGAAGTTCAGGTCGCATCCGCCTTGCGACAGGGTCAGCGGGATCGTGGTTTCGACCGTCGATTGCGGCAGCGCCACGCGACCAGCACGGTACGTGTAGCGCGGGGGCTTCTTGATGTTGATGGTTTGACCGGGCGAGTAGCCACGGGATTGGTTGCCCGTGAATTCGTCTTCCCAGTCGCGGTTGACCATGCCAGCGAAGCTGATCATGTTCTCCAGGATGGCGAGGGCTTCCTTCGCCACGATGGAACAGGTGACAAGAGTGTTCGTCATGTTGACATTCCTTCAATGATGGGTACGATGTTACCGCGCCCAGCGGGCACCTTGGGCCTTACGCTGCTTCATGTATTCCTCCATGCTCAGGTTAGCCAGAGCCGGAGTAGTCGCACGACCTTGCGAGCCGAGGGTGCCCGCTGGCGCGGGTGCGTTGCTGACCTTCTTGGTCGGCGCAGCAGGAGTAGCAGACTTGGCAGACAGCGTAGCCTCCAGACGACCGATCTCTCGAGCGGCAGCCGTGGGGGTCATGCTGTTGAGGCGCAGCAGCACGTCCGGGTTCTTGGCGAAGTGGTACGCCAGTTGTGGACCCAAGTCGCTCTCCATGATGACCTCACCTACGTGGTTGGCGATGGGGGTATCAGAACTACCCACCACTTCGTCGTAGTCAGTCATCACAGTACGGGCTTGGGTCTGCCGTTCAGCGAACGTCTGGGCACGGGTGTCAGCGACCTTGCGGGCACTGTCCTGTTCCATACGCTTGGCAACGGCTTGCTCGGCCTTCCAATCCGTCAGAGCATCGACGTAGTCGTCGTACTTGTCGTATTGATCAGGGGTCGGACGTTGGGGTGCGGCTTGAGCCGGAGATTGCGTCCCCTGAGCAACTTGACGCCAGTACGCGGCCTCCCGTTCCGCCTCACGGCGTGCTCGGGTCAGCTCGTCGATACGAGGCTGAACGCCTTTGAAGCGTCCTTTCTCGTCACGTTCGCTCTGCTGGCCCTCGTTGCCTTGGGCCTGTTGTTCCTGCTGTTGACCTTCTTCAGTGCCTTGGGTCTCGGTGCTGGCCTGCTGGCCCTGCTCCGTGGTCTGTTGGCTGGCCTGTTCCCCTTGGGGCTGGCCCTGCGTCTGGTCGATTGTTTGAGTTTCGTCTTGCACGCTCATTGCGCGATCTCCGGCCCGATGTCACCCCCATCGGTTTGGGTCCCAGGTTGCGCCTGATCCATCGGTTGGGGGCCGTTGGGGCGAGTAATCGGTTGCTCGTCATTGTCAGAGACTTCGTCGCCGAGAGCAGCCTGCGTGAGCACGGGCGGGGGTTGCATGCGCTGCAGGAGCATGGTGATCCAGCCCTTGATCTCCTCCACGTCCTGGCGGGAGTCAGCGTTGATGCGTGCCACGTTCTCGGCGCTCTCTGCCTTGATCTTCTCCTTCTGGATGCCGGTTTCAGCCTCCTGGAGTGCCTGCTGCATCTGGTCCATCTGCTGCTTGAGCTGGCCCAGCATGGCAGGTAGCTGCTCCTTGGGTACCGGGCCGAACGGGGTGTCCACCGTGTCTTGACCGTCACCACCGTCCTCGTCATCACTGCGCAGCTCGGGCGGGATGGTCTTCTCGATGCGGTCAGCGATCTCCTCGGCCATCGGCCAGTCCATGGAGCGCACCACCTTGTCGCCAGCGATGTCCATGAGCTTGGGCCAGCTCTGCGCGGTCTGCAACATACCATCCACGGCTTCCTGGCGCAGCGTGTCGTAGCTCGGGCCTACGCTGATGGTCACGCCAAAGTCCGCCACGGCAGACATATCGTTCATCAGCGATTCCACTGCCTGACCCGTTTCGTCTTGCTCCACCTGCGGCTTGTTCACTTCAGCGGTGCTGACCTTACCATCGGCACCCATGATCTTCAACGTGCGGGTACCGTCGTACACCTTGGGCCACATGTCTAGGATGCAGCGCCCCACATGGCGGAGCGTGGTGTTCAGGTTGTCGATGTAGTGGTAGTTGGCAGTCTCGCCCTGACGATCACGTCGTTGGATAGCCACACCACTGGTCTCGTTGGAGCGGGCACCCAGCGATGCGTCGAAGATGCCTGTGGTGGCTTTCACGTCGTCGCTGGCGTGCATGGCCATCTGCAGCACACCCACGGGCACATCAGCCATCGGCTGGCGAGATGGCGGAGGCGCGAGCTGCCCAGCAAGGTTCTTCGGCTTGTACTCGAGGTACGGGAAGCTACGGGTGTTGGCCTGCGCCCACTTGGTCTCATGGCCTTCAAACTGGCCTTCTGCACCGATGTACGGAGCCTTGGGGCGCAGACCGACCTCTTCAGTGGCGCTGGTCATCCAGAAGTTGTACATGCGTGCCGGGTCCTTGGCGTCACGGATGAGGCCTCGACGGTACACGCGTCCGTCCAGGTCAATCTCGTCGCCCCACACGGGGAACACCGGGATCCACTTGCAGGGAATCTCAGCACGCTCCAACACCTGAGTAGCACTCAGCTTGAACCACTGCACGACGTTGCGGGTGCTCTGGCGCTCCTTGACGATGGTCACACCAGGAGGCATCTCGATGAGCTTGTCCTTCCAGCCACTCTCACCGTTGCTCAGGAGCACAGCCGTGGCCTTCTCACGGTAGATACGGTAGTACTCGGCGATGCGCACCTCCTCAGCGGTGATCCAGTCTGCGTAGCGGTCGCCCAGCCCCCGCACCACGCCGAAGTCGCACGGGTCAGCGTCAGGGTACTCTACCTTGAACTCAGAACGAGGCATGCGCACCGACAGGATGCACCACTGCTGGTCTGAGCCATCAATCTCTACCGCTGCGGGGTCGAAGTACACGGTGAATGGGTTGCGGATGCGGGCGAACGCGATCTCTTGGTCGAAACCATCGTCCTCGCAGTACCGGGTGATCAGGCGGAAGTACCCGAATCCGATGGCTGCTGCGCTGTTGACAGCCGTGTCCTTGGCCACGTCAGCGTTGGAGGCGTACTCCACGTGACGGATAGCGCCCTGCACCACCTCGGCCAGCTTCATCTTGTCGTCGCTGGTGGCATGCACCTTGATGCTTGGCACGTTCTGGCGCTGGCTGTTGGTCACCTGATGCAGGAAGGTGGGCAGCTTGTTGATGGTCAGGCATGGACGACCATCCAGCGCACGCTGCTGCTTGATGCGCTCGTCCCACTGATCACCCTTCAGGAACGCTAGGTCGTCCAGGCCGTTGGTGCGGTTCTCGCCATCAGCTGCCATGCTGATACGCATGCGGTCCATGCACTCGCTGATGATAGCGTCATCGTCAGTGGTCTTGGCCTGCTCACTGGCGTCGCGGTTGGGGTCTTCTTGAGGAATCACTTGGTCTTCTCCTTGAATAGGGCTTCGGTAACGGGTTGGAGCTTGAACATGCGTGGCGTAGCGTGCGGCAGGCGGGCCATCAGCACCATTGGGGAGCGCTGTATGACCGAGAAGCCGAAGCTACGCTCGTACCACTGTTCGAGCTGTTCCTTGCCGAGGTTGATGTTGTCGCCGAAGGGCTGCGGGCTGAGCACCAGCACCAGAGCGGCTGCGTCAGCTTCGCGACACACCTTGTGGAGTAGCGTGGTGGCGTAGCCCTTGCCCTGTTCACCGAAGGGCACCTCCACGTCAACGACCTCACGGGTCTTGGGGCGCATGCGCTCGGGCAGTGCCGTGCATTGACGCACTCGGCAGCGTGCAGGCCCCACCTTGCGTTCGCCTGTCGGCACGGGGTTGTGTTGACTCATTGCTTCCTCCAGATGCCGAAGACCAGACCCTTGGTCGGACGATGCTCGGTGAACGGGATGCGCACCAGCACGCCTTGGCCTCGGCGCATGCGGCCTTCTCGTTCGATGGTGGTGCAGCGGTCCACGAGCGGAGCGCCTTGGGCTTGGGGCACACCAACGATGAAGTAGGCTCGGCCGAGTGAGTGTGCTTGATTGGTCATGACATCCAGGCTCCTGCTGTTGGGTGCAGCGCCAGAGACTCACGTTCTTCCTGACGCTCACGGATACGGGGTTCTTCGGTAGCCACCACGCCTATACGGAAGGCGTCAGCAGCGTGAGACGCCCAATTGTGCAGAGGGCCGAGGCTGATCCCACGCTTCTCATCAACCTTCTCCTGGTACTGCTTGAGCGCGTCCAGGCCGATCTCACACTTGCGCTTGTCGAACCACATGCGGTTCATGGCCATGCGCACTGCGTCGATGCCATCCTTCACTGGGATGTTGGGTGCCACACCAAACTCGATGCCGAGGGACGACGCGGTCTCTATGCGTGACTTGCCCGTGCCTATCTCACGGTGCGATATGTCGTGCGGCCCCCAGTGCCCTGCGTACTGATAGCGAGCGCGTGCTGCCCAGCGGGACTGGTCGTCTTCACCGTTGGTGCCAGCCAGCACCTGAGCGTAGTGGTCCAGCCCGTACCCAGCAGCCTCGTAGTAGTCGATGACCCTGATCTCCTTGCCCACGAGCTGGATGAACCAGATGACCATGTTGTCGCTGATGCCCAAGTCCCACCACGTCCACACCTTGTGGGTCTTGTCGTGCGGCACGCTGGTGATGCGTCCATCGAACTCAGCGTCTGCCAGCTCCTTGGCGTAGTACGCACCTGTGATAGCTGCATCGAAGTCGCACTCGAACTCCTGCAGGTACTCGTTCTCAGGCATCAGCTTGCGCATGCGTGCCAGCTCCTCAGCAGGTAGGATGCCCGTCTGGCTGGCCTTGAGCACCTGAAGGAACCACTCAGGTGGCATGCCCAGCAGCTCCTGAGCCTCGTTGTCAGCCATCGCACGCTTGTACGTGGCACCGAGCAGGTTGCCCCAGCCCTTCGGCGTGCCACTGATGTCCAGCCAGCCCTGTCGGTCGGACAGAGCGGGTATGATCACCGACGTGAGCGCTCGGGGCGTGATGTCCTGGCCCTCGTCCACCACGATGCCATCGAAGTACAGCCCACGCATGCGGTCCACGTTCTCAGCGCCGTAGAGTCGGATGATCGCGTTGTTGTGTGGCAGGCGGATGGACAGCTCGCTCTCATTGGGCTTGCCCTTGAACGGCCCCTGCACCTGGAGGATGGGTGACGAGTAGTGCTTCAGGTAGTTCCATGCGATGTCCTTGGCCTGCACGAAGTACGGAGCTAGGTAGCCGAAGCGCGGGTCAGGCTTCTCGCAGATGGCTGCGGCCTTGATGAGCTTGTTGATACGCGCCACGGTCTTGCCTGCACGACGGTGCGCCACGCTCATGGCGAAGCGCTCTACAGCACGGTGGTATGGCAGGAAGGCAGCGCGTGGCGCGTAGGGGATGGTTACGACCTTCAAGTCGGTCGCAGGCTGCTTCGGGTTGGACATGGGTAGGGGTGGGTCTAGGTGGATGGATACCGATGCTGCTGGCCGATACCGATGGTAGCGGTTACTCACCCACCCACTTGAACGCCAGTGTGAAGGGCTTGTCGTCAGGGGACTTCAGCTCCATCTGGGCTATCCGTGCGTGAATGTACGGGGCGCACTTCTCGGCGTAGGGCGTGGCAGCGATGGAACCACCGAGCTTGTATGCCTTGCGCATTGCCATGAGCATCACGTCCAGCGGAGTAGCTTCGGGGGGTAGCTCACTACCATCGTGCTCTTCGAGCAGACGCTTGCCCTCGGCGATCTGGTTGGCTACGTCGAGTGAACGCTTGGCTGCTGCGCTGGTCGGGCGACCCTTCTTGTCCTGAGGACCAGAGCCACCAGCTTCCATACGCTTGCGAACACGAGCTCTGGGTTTGATACCGAGCGGGTCAGGGTTCTTCGGCATGTCGATACCTTGTTCGGAGATGGAAATAGAGATGGTGCTAAGTGTCGACGTGCTCCGTGTGCTGGCGCAGAGAACGACCAGACGCAAGGACGCGATAACCGTGGCGTGGCAAACCGAACGACCGGATAAGGCTGGCCCGAGTGGTCACACTCACAAGTAGAGTGGTCACACCTCACACCTAGGGCAAAGACCCTATAGGTGTGAGTGTGACCACTCACGATTGCGTTTTGCGTGAGCACCTGTGAGTACTCACTGTGAGCACTGTGATCACCTGTTACGCTTCCTACGGTAGCCGTAGCCGTTTTGTATACGCCACCACTTGTCGAACTCGCACAGCACGTTCTGTGCGTCCTGTGCATCCAGTCTGTAGTCGGCCTCATACTCGTACTCCAGGATGTCGTTGGCCAGCGCCATGACCCGCAGCACCACGGAAGCATCAGCACGGAGAATGTGCGTTGCTCGCTTGCTTCCAGGCCCCATCACGAACCACGTGTCTCGATCTGCGGCACGCTGCATCCAGCCCAGACGTGGCTTCAGATCTGCCACCACCTGACCGGCAAGGAACGGTCCGACACCGTAGAGCTGGCGAAGCCATGCCGCGTACTCTGCTAGCGTTCCGTGCGGCGCTACCAGTTCTGTTCGGCGCTGCCACCAGCCCGGGAACACCCGCCGAGCGTAAAACTCCTCAAACGGCTCTGCGTGGGTGTGCGTTGCCATGAGGTAAGCGTTACCCCGCACGGTCAAACCTCTGGCTTTGCGCGACTGCATCAGCTCGATGAGCTTACCGGAGGACAAGGGCACCAGTGCGGGGGCATAGATTATCACGAGACTGGCGTCGTTGATGACCCTGCTGACGCACGTGAGGTAGCCCACCAGCGCGGCGGGGTACTGGTCGTATATTGTCTGTAGCGCGATGGTGCCCTTGTCCAGAGATCGCTTTAGGTTTGTGAACGAGTACTGGCGCATGGCGGGGTCGGCCGCTGGCGGGCCGAGCCCATGCTTGTACAGGTAGCTCTCGTGCCGTGCCCGCACGAACCGGGCTACGTCCCGCAGTGTGGCGGGGCGTGTGGTCTTGGCAAACTCGTTCGCCTTGACTGATGCGCTCATGAATACCCCTACGAAAAGAAAGGTCTTGCGAAAAGTCTTGAATCACTCGATAGTTCATCTACCGCATCAACATTTTACCCAGGAGCCCACCATGCAAGCAACCACCAGCACCAACGTCGCCACCAAGCTCGTCCCCACCTTCGTTACCGGCAACATCGAAGCTGCTGCAGAAGCCTTGTTCAACTCTAACCGTGCTCGCCCTTGCGCCTGCTACACACAAGACGGTCGGGCTGTTGTCTGCTCGGCACGCACTGCTCGCAAGAACGGCTGGGCCATCGTGGCCCGTGCCTGGAAGTAAGATCATGACCCGCATCAACTGCGTCCCGCCAGCAGAGCTCCATGACAAGCATCTGCTGGCCGAGTACCGCGAGCTGCCCCGTGTGTTCAAGCTGGCGTATGCGGCCTACGCTCGGGGTGAAGACCCCAGCACGCACCCGGCTGAGTACACGCTGGGCAAGGGCCACGTGAAGTTCTTCTACACCCGCTTGTGGTGGCTGGCCCAGCGGTTCGACCAGATCTACCTGGAGCTGCGTGCCCGTGGCTTCCACCCGCAGTACAGCGCCGTCCCGGTAGTACCGCGTATGCCCCAGAGTTGGCACCGTGGCTGGTGCCCCACGCTTGAGGCCTTGGCTATCAACCGTCAGCGCATCGCTGAGCGGCAGCCCAAGAGCTAGGCTTTCTTTTGGCGCAGGTAGCTGCGCCCTAGCTTGGTGATGCTGTGTAGCTGGCTCCGATTGGGGCCTGCTTCCGCTTCCACCCAGTCCTGCTCCTCACAGTAGGCCAGCACGGGCTTGATGCGATTGGTACGGGTGTTGAGCTCTACCGCAAGCTGGTTCAGGCTGAGCGCATCATCCGTCTCAGCCAGCGCACCCAGCACCTTGTCCACCCACTGCAGGACGCGTCGCTCCTGCTCCTGCACCTTGGCGTTCTCGCGTGCTTCCTGGAGCTGGCTGCGGTCCAGCTTGACGATGTCGGGGCGGGGCACCAGAGTACCGCCCTTGCGCTCGAACACCATCGTATCCATGGGTGCGCTGTAGTTGTGCTTGACGTGCTTGAAGACAGCATACTTGCCCGTGGTGGTGTGCTCTGCTGGCAGCCCGTACGACTCTGCGTCACGGATGCTCATCGACACCACCACGGCTACAGAGCGAGCGTTGTCTGCGAAGCTCGACGCACCACGTAGGCTGCCTTGGTTGATGTCATCGAGCTGGCTCCAACCCCCCGTCTTGTTCATGTGGTGCAGTACCACCACTGCGCACTGAGCCTGCTTGGCGATGTAGGTGAGGGTCTGCATATACACCGCCATGTCGGCGATGTCGTTCTCTTCGAGCTGGTGGGTGTACACCGCTGGGTCAAGCACAAGCATGCGGATGCGCTTCTCCTTCAGGTACCCCACAAGCCACTCCACACGGTCGGTACGCTCTGGCTGGCCGAAGCGGTCGGGCTTGGTCAGCATCAGCCAGCTAGCAGCCTCGTCATCGGCAGCGAACATGCGCACATTGTTCTGGATACTGCCCGCTACGTCGTAGAGCAGATCAAACGTCCCGGAATCCTCAGCGCGGAGAGTGTGTGCAAGGGTGTGTATTCGCTTGTGGAGTTCCTGGTTGTCGTCTTCGTAAGACACGTATAGGCTTCGGAGGGGTTCATCCACTTTGAATCCTCCCCAGTCTCGACCAGTACTCGCGTGGATGAGCACGTGGAGCATGAGCATCGACTTGCTGACTCCACCAGGGCCTGCAAGTACCGTAACTTTCCCCACGGGTGCAAATCGGTCAATGGCCCAAGTGCGAGCAACAGGTTCTCGGTCAAGCACGTTGTTGAGGTTGGCTTTCGCGTCGAACGTTTCGTAGTCATCTAGTACTCCTGCTTCAGTCTGTTGGTCTTGCGTGAGATAGTCGTTGTCCTTGAGCCAGCGCACCAGTGACTCATACGTCAGGTGTGCGTGCCCGTCTTGATCGGGGCCGGTGCCCATGCACTTCACAGCGGCACGGGGGTTGCCATCGAAGTGCGCTTCGTAGTACACCGTCTTGGACTCGGACTCCGTGGTGTGCTGGTCCGAGTGCGGGCACGTGATGAAGTGCATGCCCTTATGCTTGGGGTTCTCGCGTAGGTAGAGGCCCGCTTGCTTGATGGCCTGCAGGACGAAGTCCGGCCGCTCGTCGGGTATCTCCGCTGGCTGGCTCTTCACCTTCTCTTTAGGTTGCGCTCCTACTGGTGCCCATGCCTTGCCGTCCACCAGCTTCTGGTAGAACAGCCCGCCCTTCAGCTTGGCAGGCAGGTACATAGGCTGACTGAGGGTCCAGGACTTGGCATCCAGCCAGTTCTCCACGCCGAGCTTGCGTGCTGCGTGCCGTGTGCTGGCCTCGAGCGTGGCAGTAGCGTCATCACCGCTGATGTGCTTGCCCAACGGCAGCACCACACGGTAGCGAGGTTGTTCGTTGGTGTGGCTCAGACTGGTGTACACCCAGCCACTACCGCCCAGCTCCTGCAGGCGCTTCACTACGGCTTGGGGTGCGGGTGGGTGCGTGCCGTCCTTGGCTTGCTCCACGTCCAGCGTGAGCATGGTGCGGGCCTGCACGTTACTGTCGTGGCGCTTGCCATCAATCACGGCACCGACGAAGTACCGCAGCCGCTTCTTGATGTTGCTCTGTTCCACCTTCGTGGACGCATGGTAGTCTTCAGCCGTGGTGTCCAGCTCCTGAGGCTTGCCTGCCTGTTGATACAGGTCTTCGAGACTGGCCTCTTCGGCTGATGCGGTCACGCGGGTGTTGTGTACCCCGCCTGTGAGTACGATGCTGTATGGCGTAGTTCGTTTCATGTGTCGTTCACTCTCCGATTGATTGGCGCAAGCCCCGTATTGTCCAGGGGTGCTCACAGTGAGTACTCACAGCGCGTGTGTGATGGCTACCGATGGTATCTGCAGAGCGCAGCCATGCGGGCACAATACGTCCCGTGCCGTGCTGTTGGTAGCTGGCTGAGGGTGGTGGCTTTGGTTCCTTTCACACTCCTCTGCTGGCGCGAGACCTTCAGTCAGCGCGGGCAGCATGGCACGCCGTAGTCTCCTTGATCGAGTGGCAACACTCGTTGAGCCCCCTCGGTGCAAACCTTGGGGGCTTTCTTTTCGTCAGGTCATTGAATACCCTAGTGGAAAAGTTGGGTTTGCGTTTTCGCAAGAAACACCCAGATAATAACGCCCGTGGGAGGGTACTCAAGAACGCGCCAGCGTGGCCTTCCACGATTTATCAACCAGTGAAAGGAACCACAAGAATGTCAGTCATCTACAAGCTCCCCGAATACGACCAACACCCCATCGCCCTCGCGCTGATGCCGGGTGGCATGGACGACAACGAGTTCAACGCCTTCTGCGCGGACATTGAGGAGCGGGGCATCATCATGCCCGTCACGCTGTACGAAGGTAAGGTCCTGGACGGCTGGCACCGCTACCGGGCTGCCAAGCGCACGGGCAGCGCACCCAAGTTCATCAAGTACGAAGGCTCCGACCCCGCTGGGTACATCGCTTCGGTGAACGTGCATCGCCGCAAGCTCTCGTCACTCCAGCGTGCATTGGTAGGCGCCCGCCTGCACCGCGACCACGGACTGACGCAGCGCGAAGCCTGCAAGAAGCTGGGCATCTCCAACGAGGTCATCACGCTGGTGCTGAAGACCATGGACAGCAACAACACCCCGCTCATCAAGAAGATCGAGACGGACAGTGACTTCACCCGTGGCATGCTCAAGGAAGAACTTGAAGATGCTGGCCTTCTGCGCACCAAGCCCAAGGCAGAAGTGGACCCCAGCACGCTCGCCAACAGCGTGTTCGACCTGGGACGCACCAACCAGCAGAACACGGATACCGATGGTAGCGAAGAAGACGCTGATGATGTGGGTGATCTACTGGACGTACCCGATACAGGCAAGGGTCTGAAGGCCAGCCAGCGCGAGAGCAAGCGCCCCACCAAGACCACTGCGCAACTGATGCAGGAACAGTACGAGGCGCTCATGCACGACGAGAAGCTTTCGTTCCTGCAGATGATCTGGCCCACTGCCAAGAATCTGCTGGTGGAAGCTGGCCTGCAGGAAGCCCCCGCCAAGCCCGCAAGCAAGCCCAAGGCACGCGCCAAGGCTGCCGCCTAAGACATGGACTACCTTGCTGCCGCAGCGCAGCGGGTGGCCTCTGTTGCCCGTGCCAAGCTGGAACCCATCGCTAGTGAACTGTACCGTTCGTGTACAGTAGTGGCTCCTACGTGGGGCCAGCTAGGTGAGGTGACGAAGAGCGTCTGGCGGCACAAGGCTCAGCTGAAGCTGGCAGGGCACCCCCGTTGGTGGAGTCACGACCCCGACAACCTCAGCACACTTATGAACGCGGTCAGCGCCCCCCGCATCTGGGGCGCATTACAGGAGTGTATCAAGATGGGACTCAACCATGAACAAGTCGCCGAGACCCTCGATGAAATCGCTGGTCTCTTTCTGAAGCTCTCGGGCTCCTTTCGACCTTCCGGTAAAGGCAGCAAGGGTGCTAGCGTCGATGGATCGGCTGCGAAACCTGTACGGGGAGCCAAGTCCACCGCCAAGCCCGCAGCCAAGAAAGAGGAAGCGGAACAGGACGAGGACTTGAGCATCGACACCGTGCGTGAGAAGCTCAAGGAGCTGGTGGAAGCCAAGGGCAAGGACAAGATGGTGGAAGCCCTGGAGTCCGTGGGTGCGGGCAAGCTGGCCGACGTGGACGAGTCGCAGTACCAGGAGCTGATGGACAAGGCGCAGGAGCTCATCGATGAAGAAGACGAGCCGGAAGAGAAGCCTGCCAAGAAGGCTGCCCCAGCGAAGAAGGGCAAGACCAAGGCGGTTACTCTGGACGACCTGACCGAGGCTGCCAAGGCGCTCATCGAAGCTGACAAGCCTGCTTTCGTCAAGCTGAGCAAGAAGTTCGGCAAGCCCAGCGAGTGCGATGAGGACCAGTACGGCGAGTACCTTAATGCCATCCAGGCTGCCATGCCGGAAGAAGCCGAAGAAGGTGACGACGACCTGTTGTAATCCGCAGCGGGTAACATTGGCGGGGGCTTCGGCCCCCATTGACATCTATAGGAGCATACACATGAACCAACACCCTCTTGACCCCATTGCACGAGTTTGCCACGAGGTGAACCGTGCGTACTGCCAAGCTCTTGGCGACAACAGTCAACCCACTTGGGAAGAAGCACCCGAGTGGCAACGCTCCAGCGCTCGCATGGGGGTTGACCTGCATCTGTCTGGAGACTTCGGCCCGGAAGCCAGCCACATCAGCTGGATGCGGCAGAAGATCGACGAAGGCTGGAAGTACGGCCCGACGAAAGACCCGGAGAAGAAGGAGCACCCCTGCATCGTGCCTTTCGCCGACCTGCCGCGCGAACAACAGGCCAAGGACTACATCTTCCGTGCTGTGGTGCATGCTTTGCGGGTTGCCGTTCTTGTCCTTGCGCTGACGTGCCGTTCAGCAGCCTCGTCTGACCCTCAACCACCCAGGAGCATCAACATGCGCAACGTTCAGTCCCCCCGCACCGACGACGGTGCCATCGAGCAAGAGATCCAGCAGAAGGGTCTCAACGCACCCCGCATCACCCCACAGCACATCGAGGAACAGATCGCCAGCGAGCACTACTTCACGGCGGCTGATGGCTCCGTGGGCGAATACCTGCGTCGCGTAGGTGCCAACAGCAAGCCAAAAGCAGAGCTTGAGCTTTTGACATTCTGTGTCCTGGTGCTGCGCAACGGCTTCACCGTAACAGGCGAGTCGGCCTGCGTCAGCCCGCAGAACTTCGACGCCGAGATTGGTCGCAAGGTGGCGTACGAGAACGCCAAGCAGAAGATCTGGGTGCTGGAAGGCTACCTGCTGCGCGACTTCCTGCACGCGAACACGATGCAGCAACAGTTTGATGCATCTGTAGATGCTCGTGATATGCCAAGCGGTGCCAGCCATACATTCGTGGCTGAAGACACTGGTCTTACGGACTGACCATGAAACACGCCAAGCTCAGCGCGAGTTCCTCGCACCGCTGGCTGGTGTGTCCTGGGAGCGTGGCTGCTAACTCGGGCAAGAAGCGCGAGCCCAGCATCCACGCTCTGGAGGGCACCAGCGCCCATGCGTTGCTTGAGGTCTGTCTGCGCACCGACGCAGACCCGCAAGACTACTACGGCATGGTGCTCGGCAAAGATGTCGATGGCACACCGCTGATGCCCGTAGACGACGACATGATCGACGGTGTGGGCTACGCCTTGGACTACGTCCGAGCCTACGTAGCGAACAACCCCAAGACCCGCGTACTCATCGAACACACAGTGCAGTACGGAGAGTCTATCGGGTGCAGCAACGAAGAAGCATTCGGTACCAGCGACATCATCCTCGATAACTACCCGGTAGAGGTGGTGTCTCTCGACTACAAACACGGCATCGGCATCACCGTGGCGGTCAAGGACAACAGCCAGCTACTGCTCTACCTCACAGGCATGCGTCAGCAGCGCGGCCGATACCAGCGGTATCGTAAGGTCGTGGTGCAACCTCGGCTACCCAAGCGCAAGCCCGTACAGGAAGCACCAGCACTGACGGACAAGCAGATGGACCAGTGGCTCACCAAGACGGTCATACCCGTGGTGCCCTTAGCTCTGGGCAAGAACGCGCCCCGCAAAGCTGGTGCGCACTGCCGCTACTGCGGCGCTGATGGTAACTGTGTGGCTCAGTACGAGCTAGTCATGAAGGCAGCCCAAGAGGAGTTCAAGCGATGAACCCTAACGCACTCACCCCCAAGCAGATTGCCAAGATCCTCGACACCCTTGAGGTGCTGAACCAGATCGGTGAGTCGGTCAAGGCCCGTGCCGTGGAATTGGCCCATCAGGGTGTCGATATACCGGGCTGGGAGGCCAGCTTCAGCAGCCCGAGGCGTGCATGGGCTGATGAGGAGCAAGCCAACATGGCGCTCACCAAGCTGGGCCTGGACAAGCGTGAGCGGTACGTTGTGGAGTTGCTCAGCCCTGCACAGGCTGAGAAGAAGCTCAAGGAGAAGAAGCTCTGGCCCAAGAAGCCCCGTGGTGCTGAGGCTGCCTTCACTGACCCGTTCCAGGGTCTGCTGGAGGACAAGCAAGGCACTCCAGGCATCCGCCGTGCCAGCGGAACTTCCTGAGGTACAGGAAACTTCAACCCGTGCGTGGCAATGCCGCAGAGACAGCACCGTCAGTGCCTTGGAAGAACCCCTCGGTGCAGCCTTGACGACACGGCAACAACGGAACCACTCAGCGCCTGTTCTAACGAACGCGCCACGCACACTTTTCATCAATCAGCCATCAACCTCAAAGGAACCCATCATGGCCCGCACGAGTAACCGCCTTCACACCCCCGAGGGCACCGCCCGCTTCGCATCCGTTTTCCAGGCACGTCAGCGCAAGGACAAGAACGGCAACCCGCAAGGCGAACCGAAGTATGAGATTACCCTGATCTTTGACGAGGACGCCGACCTGTCTGACCTGGAAGCCGCAGCCAAGGCCAAGGGTGAAGAGAAGTTCGGTGCCAAGTTCATGCAACTGGTGCAGAAGGGCAAAGCCAACTGGCCCTTCGGTGACAACGCAGACCGCGTGGATGACGACGACAACCCTATCGTTGGCTTCGACAAGCCCGGTGTCAACGTCAAGTTCAAGAC